CAGTAATATTCTAAACAACTGGGCCCCATAATGGGGTCCTCCTCAAGGAAATATCATGGCTGAACTAGCCCCACCATTAGAAAACCTACAAGCACCAGCAAACGATATACCCCCGGAACCAACTCCCCCCGCAGAATAATGGCAACTAAGAAACCAACAAAATACGTATTTAAACCAGAAATGTGCGACCGCATCATTGCTATGGGTAGAGAAGGTGCTTCCCAAAAAATGATGTTTGCAGATATTGGTATCAATAAGGGTGTGGCAGACACTTGGAAAAAGAACTACCCCGAGTTTGCTGATGCACTAGACAGCGCTGTAACTAACGCCCAAGCCTATTGGGAGCGTGAGATTCTGGCAAACGTCAACAACAAAGGCTTTAACAGCCGTTTGGCAGAGATTGCTCTCAGAGGCCAATTCCAACAAGATTACCGAGAAACACGGGACATCAAATTAGACGCAAAAGTAGAAACTAAGGTCGATTTTAATAAAGAGATAGCAGATTTATTAGCCGCCCTAAAATAAATATATTTTTAATTCGGTGAAAAAGGGGCTTGACTAGGCCCCTTTTTTGCATTAGTATGTATACATCTTAATCGAATTGAAAGAATAAAATGACTGCACATGCGATGCTATCAGCCTCCGGATCTAAACGGTGGCTGTCTTGTACTCCTAGCGCCCGGCTAGAAGCTACCCTCCCAGAACAAAAAAGAAATACCAAGGGGATTGATTTCTCTGCGGAAGGCACACTTGCCCACTCACTTGGCGAAATACGCCTACGTTTACAGTTTAATCAAATAGGACACGAAGAATACGAAAGAGAATATGAAATCATTAAAACCCACCCAATCTACAAAGATTACGCATCCGATGAACGCGACGATTTTGAGGCTCACGTTGATAACTACGTTCTTTACGTTCGTTCCCAAATTGGTGAAGGCGATACTCCGTTGTTTGAACAGCGTGTGGACTTCAGCGATTGGGTTCCTGACGGCTTTGGTACAGCCGATGTGGTTATACTTTCTAAGCACTCCATTCGGGTCATTGACCTCAAATTCGGACGTGGTATCCCAGTCTACGCCCAAGACAACCCCCAATTACGCCTCTATGCACTCGGAGCTTACAGCAAGTTCAAAGACGAGTGGCCAGAAATTCAAGAAGTATCCTATACCATCCACCAGCCCCGACTTGACAGTATCAGTACCGACGGTACCAGCATCCGTAAACTTATCGACTGGGCCGACTATTTCGTCAAACCCAAAGCCAAGAAAGCGTGGAGCGGTGCGGGCGAGTTCCTCCCCGGTGAATGGTGTCAATTCTGTCGTGCCAAAGCAACGTGCAGATCGCGCAGTGACTTCAACACCGAGCTCGCCAAGCAAGACTTCAAAGACCCACCACTCCTTAGCGAAGAAGAAGTCATCGAAGTCCTTGCCAAAGCCCAAGACCTAAGAACATGGGCAAATGACGTAGAAGAATACGCATTGGATAAAGCCGTAAAAGAAAACATTATTCCAGCGGGTTTTAAATTGGCAACAACCAAGACGCATCGTAAGATTTCTGATAACCAATTAGCTGCTGCTGTACTTGTTGAAAAAGGAATGCCAGTAGAACAAATCTGGAATCAACCAACGCTTAAATCTATTCCCAATTTGGAAAAGATTAACCCACAAGTAACAGCGTGGCTGGGTGATTTAGTATTACGACCAGATGGGCAACCTAAGTTAGTACGAGTTAAACAAGCCGCTAAGGAGGACTTTGCATGAACGCTTGGCTAATTGGGCTTATCGGTGTTGTTTATACAATCGTAGCAATACAGTTTATAATGAAAGGCCAAGTAGGCATGGGGATCTCATTCCTAGGGTACGCCCTTGGCAATGTAGGTCTTGTTATGGTAACATTACAACTATAAGAAAGTACCTATGAAAGTAGCATGTCTTGGCAATGATATTGAAGTACCAGATTATTTAATAGATACATACATTAAACAATTTGACGGTTTACCTGGTAGTGGAAATAGAGAAGCTGTCTTACAATTACGTGGTACAATGTATGATGTAATTGATTACATAGCAGAAGACCCAGAAGCGCTACATGAAGTTGAGTATAGAAATGATTTCATTAACGCTTTAGCAGTACACAGAGCATTAGAAGTTCACGGATTGTTGCACGATTCGTAAAAGTGTGTATAATAGATAGTACGGGTAGACGAATTGGCCCCGATTTAAGTCCAGTTCTAAAGTAAATAAGGAATTAAAATGCAATCCAATAAAGTTAAAATCGTAACTGGTAAAGTTCGTTTCTCATACGCTAATGTGTTCCAGCCTAAAGCTGGTATGAACGGCGGCGAACCAAAGTATTCAGTGTCCATTCTTATTCCTAAGTCTGATACTGAAGGTGTAGCAAAACTCAAAAAAGCATTTGAAGATTGCAAAACTAGTAACGCGGCTTTCTTTGGTGGCTCAGTACCAAAAGGTTTAAAAGGTGGTTTACGTGATGGCGACGAAGAGCGTGATGATGACGCTTACGCTGGTCATTATTTTATTAACGCTAACAGTGCGCAAAAGCCACAAGTTGTAGATGTAAATCGTGAAGAATTGTTTGACCAAAGCGAGTTCTACAGCGGTTGCTATGGCCGTGCTTCAGTAACATTTTATCCATACAATGCCGCTGGTTCTAAAGGTATTGCATGTGGTTTAAACAATCTTCAGAAATTAGAAGATGCAGATAAATTAGGTGGTGGTTCTTCTGCTGCCGCCGACTTCGCAGTATAAGTAGTTCCTTTCAGTAGTACTGTAGTACGGGGAGTGTCCATAGAAACTGTGGCACTCCCTTTTTTCCCCCTAACTTATAACTATAAAAGAAGCCATGGATCAATACCAAGAATATATCGCCGCCAGCCGTTATGCCCGTTACCAAGACGATAAAGGTCGTCGTGAAAGCTGGGACGAGACAGTACAACGTTTTACAGATTACATCTTTAGCCGTACCCCAGCGTTAAATACAAGCAACTCTAATTTAAACCCGTTGTATCATAATTTAAGAGATCAACTTTATGATGCTATCATTAACCTTGAATTGATGCCGTCCATGCGCGCCATGATGACAGCAGGAAAGAGTGCCGATCGTGACAATACTTGTGTCTATAATTGCTCGTATCTCCCAGTGGATGACCCCAAATCGTTTGATGAGGCGATGTTCATCTTGCTCTGCGGAACTGGAGTTGGGTTCTCAGTCGAGTCAAAATACATTGCTCAATTGCCCGAAGTGCCCGAAAAGCTATTTGATTCTGAACACACAATCGCCGTTCACGACTCCAAAGAAGGCTGGGCAAAATCACTGCGTTTACTCCTTGCCCACCTCTGGGCTGGAGAAATCCCAAAGTGGGACGTCAGCAATGTTAGACCCGCTGGAGCACGACTCAAAACATTTGGCGGAAGAGCTTCCGGGCCACAACCACTAATTGATCTATTTGAGTTTACTGTAGCAACATTTAAACATGCCAAGGGTCGTAAGCTAAACTCATTAGAGTGCCACGACCTAATGTGTAAAATTGGTGAGGTGGTAGTGGTCGGTGGTGTGCGCCGATCAGCTATGATTTCACTTTCCGACCTGGACGATGAAAGGATTAGACATGCAAAAGCTGGACCATGGTGGGACACAGCACCACACCGCGCTCTTGCGAACAACAGTGCGGTGTATAACGAAACACCTACTGTCGGAAAGTTCATGGAAGAATGGCTGTCACTTTACAACTCCCATTCCGGTGAGCGAGGCATATTTAATCGGGAGGCTGCTAAAAAGGCGGTTGAAAAATACGGGCATCGAGATCCAAATTTTGAGTTCGGTACAAATCCGTGCTCAGAGATCATTTTGCGACCATACCAATTTTGCAATCTTAGTGAATGTGTAGTACGCCATGACGACAACCGTGAAACCTTGCTGCGCAAAGTGCGCCTCGCCGCTATCTTGGGTACCATCCAGTCTACCTTCACCAAGTTCCCCTATCTGCGCAAGGTGTGGCAGAGAAATACTGAAGAAGAGCGGTTACTGGGTGTTTCCCTCACCGGAATCTATGATAATCCCCTTCTCACAACCCAAGGACCAGAGCTAAATGAACTACTTAAAGAACTTAGAGAATGCGCTAGAGATACAAATAAAGAATGGGCAGCTATTCTCGGAATCCCTGAGAGCGCTGCTATCACATGCGTCAAGCCAAGTGGAACAGTATCCCAGCTTACTGATTCGGCGAGCGGCATCCACCCTCGCCATGCTAAATTCTATATCAGAAGAGTGCGAGGAGATTCTAAAGATCCTCTCACCCAGTTCCTTATTGGACAAGGAATTCCAAACGAGCCCTGCGTTTACAAGCCAACCCAAACTACCGTCTTCAGTTTTCCACAAAGAGCACCTGACGGAATCCTTAGAGAAGACGTCACCCCAATCAGTCACCTTGAACTCTGGCTTACTTACCAAAGATTCTGGTGTGAACATAAACCAAGTGTCACTATCTCCGTCTCAGAACGAGACTGGCCAAGTGTTGGAGCCTGGACCTGGGACCACTTCGACGAAATCAGTGGAGTTAGCTACCTCCCCTACGACGGCGGAACCTACAGACAAGCTCCCTATGAGGAAATTGACGAGCAAGCCTACCACAAACTCAAAGCCAAAATCCCCAAAATCAACTGGGAAGACCTCAAAGAACTAACAGATAATGTGGAAGGAGCCCAAATGCTTGCTTGCTCCGCAGGTGTATGCGAAATTTAAAGACCTGCACAACTTGTAAAACAGCAAAACCCGAAGAGAATTTTGCTGTTGATAAAAGACGACCCTCTGGAAGAAACCCACAATGCAGACAATGCCAGTATGACGCAAAGAAAAATACTCGAGATGCAAACAAAGCTAAAGCAGTAGCGTATAAAGGCGGAAAATGTAATCGTTGTGGTTTATTATTTGAATGTTTAGATGTTTATGACTTCCATCATCGAAACCCAAATGAAAAAGAAGAAAAGCCAAACCAGCTTATGTATTCTAGTTGGGATAAGATAGTGAAAGAAATTAATAAGTGTGATTTACTTTGTTCAAATTGTCATAAGTTGACACACTGGGAATTAAGAAATAAATAGATTCACATGGTGGCGATGTTTGGGGGCGCTTGCACAGGTCCCCTTTTTTATGTATAATGATTATTCCGCCAATACGTTGGCTTGCCATAGGAGCATGTATGACCCAAATTTTTAGCATTGACTTCGAGACCAGATCTCACATCGACCTAGCCGAACAAGGGCTAGACATCTACGCCAACGACCCCACAACAGAAGTGTTGTGTATTGCGTTCGGCACCAACCCAACTGATGTGGATGTTAGTAAACCACAAGTTACTAAAACCAATTTTGGTTTAAATCACCTTTTAGAACACGTCAAAGATGGCGGCAAAATCCAAGCATGGAACGCTATGTTTGAGTACGCTATCTGGAACTGCGTCTGTGTGCCTAAGTACGGCTGGCCTCCACTAAAGCTAGAGCAGTGCATTGACACCATGGCCATAGCAGCGGCCAATAACGTACCACAGTCTCTTGGCGATGCAGCCATCTTTATGGACGCAAACCAGCAAAAAGATACCCGCGGCAGGTACCTTATTCAGAAGTTGTGCAAACCCCTACATACACGGGGGGTTTCTAGCGACTTAAAGTTTAACAACGACCCGGAATTAATGTCTGAGTTGTTTGATTACTGCAAGCAGGACGTACGCACAGAGATGGCTATAGGAAGCGTTTTAAGGCCCCTCTCAGAGGCCGAACAGGAAGTTTGGTACCTTACCCAGCAGATCAACCTAAAAGGCGTTCCTGTGGACCCTAACGAGCTCCATAACGCCGTCTTGGCTGTGGTAAGGGCTCAGGATGCCTTGGACAACGAATGCGTCTCCTTGACCGGTTATAAGCCGTCTGAAAGGGCTAAGTTACTAGACTGGATTAACAAGTGTCTAGTAACGGTCGGACAGAAGCAAATACCCGACATGACCGCCGAGACCGTTTCAAATATGCTGCAGTGCAGCATACCCCAGCATATTAAAAGGGCGTTAGAGTTGCGCCAAGAAGGAAGCCAAACTAGCGTGGCTAAGTACGCTAAGATGATGGAGATACAACGTGAAGGACGGATTAGGAATACACTGGTATATCATGGCGCTAGTACTGGCCGCTGGGCGAGCCGTGGTGGGCTCAATCTACAAAATATTGCTCGTCCCACAATCTCGGATGAAGAAATTGAACTTGCAATACCAAGCGTATTTAATGAAGGAGTTGGTACGATGCAAGAATTATCAAGCCTCGTCAGATCCGCGATCGTGGCCCCACAAGGCAAGACCTTCGTTGACGTGGATTTTAGCTCAATTGAAAACCGAGTTGGCGTGTACTTGGCTGGGCAAAAAGATAAAGTTGAACTGTTTAGAAAGGGATTAGATGAGTATAAAGTCTTTGCTGCAGAAAGCCTGTATAGAATCGGCTATGATCAAGTCACGAAGGATCAACGTCAGATCAGCAAATCAGCTGTCCTCGGTGCGATGTTTGGTCAAGGAGCTAAAGGTCTTGTTAAGTATGCTGAGGGGATGGGGGTCAAACTGACGGAGGGAGAAGCCATGAACGCAGTAAATAATTACCGCAGTTCATATTCAAAGGTGAAATGGCTTTGGGCAGCATGCGAAGCTGCTGCGACTGACGCAATTCAGAATCCCGGTATACCGTTTCAAGCGGGAAGTAAATTGGTGTTGAAGATGGCGAAAAATGTACTATGGATGAAACTACCGTCAGGTCGTTTGATCTGCTGGCAAAGGCCACAGCTCGAGTTGCTCACCACACCATGGGGTAGTGAAAAGATGGGTGTCACGGTTCATAGCCAAAACACCTATACTCGTCAATGGAGTAGAAATACTTTGATTGGTAGTAGTATCTTCCAATCTGCAGTTCAGGGTACAGCGAGAGATTTCTTGGCTAATGCAATGCTCAATTTGGAAAAGAATGGCTATGAGATAATCAATTCTATCCATGATGAGGTGTTGCTCCTATTTGATGAAGATAAAGCAGAAGAAGCGCTGGAGAATGATGTCATGTACATTATGACCACACCGCCATCATGGGCGCCTGACTTTCCACTAGCCGCAGAGGGCTGGGTTAGTAAGCGTTATAAGAAGTGATTACTTTTTAACAATACCACCTTTTTTGTACATCGGGAAACCACGCTCCATGAGTTCTGCTCGCATCTCAGGAGTGATGGTCAACGCATTAACAGTCTCAGGATTCATATTACCAAGCACTTGATCTTGGTGTACTTTTTGACCATGTTTTTTAGCAAACTTGTTTAAGAAATCAGCTTGCATTTTGTCATAAAAGCCCTGCATACCTTTACCAGAACCAAAGGACATATTTTCACCTTTGATAATATGTTTATCTGCTAGTCTTGGAATGGTTTTAATTAAATCTGCTTTAGCTTCTTCAGGAGAGTTTCCAAAACCCGTAAAAGTTTCCATCTCTCCCGGAGTTTTAAAATGATACCCTGAAGTTCCCATATCACGAAGAGCCGCAGTACCTTCCGGATGGTGGGTTAAGTATGGTATTGTTTCACCAGTGTTATTTTTAATTTGATCAGCAATATGCTCACCAAAATGGTCTTTTAGTGCATCTTCACCAATTGAATTTTGGTACGGGGTAAATGATGTTTCACCAGGTCTTTTGAATGCAATTACATAATGACCTTGTGGTGTTTTTGTATAGTGGATTTCACTAACATTATCAGCTAACATTTTGTTATAACGTTGAGCTTGGGTTTTTCCTGTTGTCCAAGCCAACTTATCGTAACCACCCACAGCAGCATCATGCAACGCTTTCTTCATTAAAAACTCATTCCAGTTCTTTTTGAAGGGGGCATCTGGAACCACACTAGATAATTTTCGTTTTAATACTTGCAATTTTTCATCTGCAGCTGTAAATCTGTCTTGAATTTCCTGTGGCGCATCTTTCCCTTGGTCTGTCCAAGGTTTAGCATCTTCCAATGCCCTTATTTTTTCAGCATTTAAATCAAGAACCATTTGATCCATAGCTGGATTGTGGTAGCCTTTGTCACGACCTTTTTGATGCCAGTCAGATTGCTGTTCTTCTAACTTTAGTAGTTTTTGACCCAACGGGTTCTCAGCATCTTGACGACGCATGTGCATCAGCAGATTTTCATTTTGATTGTCGTCATGAAAGTGTGGTGCATCATAACGAGTTCCCGGGTTTTCATAATGGAACAGTTGCTCTTCATAGTTACCGTTTCCTGAGCCCACATAACCATGATATTGAGACGCACCAGGGCCCTCATCATAATATTCTGGCTCAATGATACCGTGGTCTAAAGCGTGTGAAGCTGCAGCTTGTCTGGCCTCATCTATATTACGATAATTATCAATATGTCCTTCTGGGCCATGCAATTCAATATCGCCCCAATTATTGCCGCGAATTTCATAATCATGGTTACGATGACGGATTACATAAGGACCATAATCCTCGGCGCTAGCTTGAGCATCTTGGGCAATAATTTCATTTACGTTTTCTTGGTGAGCTGGATCTGCATCAAAAGCTTCATCATCTAATCCGTGCTCTTCCTTATATTCTTGTCTACGCTGGTCATGCCAATCCGTATCATCGTATCTACGATAATTGTATTCAGCATTCATAGCGTCATCATCTAATTCAGCATTACGCCAATCATTATGAAAATTGTCAATAGCAGTATCGTAGTCTGGCTCACGCTCACCAGCATAGTTTTCACCTAATTTGGTCTCGGTAATTTTGTGTGGGGGATTTTCTTGTAGATGAGCCAAAATGCTTTCTTTGGTCACTGGCTCTGTATTGCCTTTAAGCAGTGCATCTAAACCACGGTGCTGAATTTCTTCTTGCTTAACACCCGGCTCTTTGACAAGCATGTTGTATAGTTGATCGCCAGTGCCTTTGTTTTGCTTAAGGTTAAGCGCAGCTTCTTCCAAAGCAGAATACGCACCCAATTCATTCTTAGGCGCAAATACACGACCTTTGCTAACATCTTGGATAGACAAACCAACCGGCAAACCTTTGGTTAGCATAGCAGTATCTTTAGCCAGCCCACCTATTCCAGGACCAATAAATGAACCAACATCTTCAAGCGTTTGTGCACCTTCGTGAGTTGGTGTCATGCGAGGAACGTAATTTAAAATATCACGAGTTGTTGGTAGTTTTGCTTCAGGAGAAACCATACCCTGATTAGTACCAGTTAATTTTCCCAAATTGGTTTGAAACGCGTTAATACCCGTACGACCCAATTCTTCAATGTCACCAAACACTCCAGGAACAGCTGCTACAGCACCACGAACTACAGATTCAGCCACACCCGGAATGGATTGTCTAAGTCTTCCTAGAGCCTCTCCGGTTGCGGCCAACTGTTTTGGGTTTGTAAGCCCTTGATAAATATTGGTGGCTGCTTGACCCAGTGTAGGTTCTGGTTGCTCTCCTTCGGCTAAATAGTTAGCTGGAGCAACAGCACCACCCTGTGCGTAACCAGAACGACCATAAGTCTTATCAATTGCATAGTTAATAGCCGGAGCACCTAAAGACAATGCTGTGCCCACACCACGAGTAAGCGGTGTTGGAATAACTGTCATAGCAGAACCAATACCACCTAGCGCACTAATAACAGCGCGAGATCTATCACCATGCTGCCAGCGGTTATACGCATCAGCAAAGTCCATACCCGCCGCGCCCAAAGAAGCTACCGGCAATACAGTATTTAAAACTTTGCCACCAACACCTGTTGGGGAGCCAATGAACTTAGCAACATCACCAGTTTTATTGAGCAACGATTTAGCCACTGGAGTTGCTTCAGCAGTTTCAGCAACACCTTTAGATGCAAGGTATTGTCTTGCACGTTCTTGGGCTTCTGCAACAATCTTAGCTTCTTCTTGTGCTTTGGTTAGCGGAGGAGGGCGATTAAGCACACCCTCTTCAGCCAATTTTCTAGCGGTATCCCCTTCAATAATAATGCCAGCTTTAGTAGCATATGGATTACCAAAATCTATTAATGGTCTACTCGGGTTAAGTCCAGCACCTTTTGCAACTTTTGCTGCTTCTTCTGCAGCGGCTGCACGTTGTGCTGTTCTAGTTTGTTGTGATATTTCGTTAGACAAGCCTTTAGTTAAAGCTTCGTCAACTTGACTAACCGCAGAACCAGTGCTTGGATTGATAACCTCAACAGATGGTTTTGGTGCGCCAGCAAACTTTTCTTTTTTTGATTCCAAATAAGCTTTAATAAGCGGCATAGAAGATTTAGCCGTATCAAACAGCGTATATTTGCCAGCAATTGTTCCGCCAACTGGGATACCAGCCAAAGCACCAACCGCAGCACCAGCAACTGGGCTAACGTCACTAGAACGACCAACCGGCTGTTCTTGAGTTTGTTGTGGCGCCGGTAGTACTTTAGGACCAAACTCATTGATAAAATCCTCATCAGTGTGGTTTGATTTTAAGTAAGCATCACGATCAATACCGTGCTGTTCTGCAAGAAACTTTGCGGTTTCTTCAGGGCCATATTTTTCTAGAGATGCTTTATAGTCGAACGTATCGCCCATTACTGACCCTTTTTACGGAATTCGTCAAATTTAGATGATGCTGCTGGTGTAGTTACATGACTAAAGGTTTTACCATCTGTTCTGGTATCGTCGTTTACTTTGAAAATAGTTGGAGCTATTTTAGCTAATTTACCACGGGTATCGTCTTCCAATTTTCTGTATGTTGGGTCATTTTCAAAGTCAGCGTAGCTTGCGCTATCGCCACCATGAGTTGCTTTCCAATCAACCCAAAGTTGTTTTTTGGCTCTATTAAATATAGCACCTTCTTTAATAACTTTAGCATTGATAATATTGGTTTCTGGTAAATACTCAGGACCAACACCTTTGGTACGCATAGCCATGTTTTCCAATCCAATACCCATACGAGCACCGTGGAAAATTTGCGCTGCGTAATCAACACCTAATTGAGCTGCCTGTGTTGCTAAAATATCACGAACACTTTGTTCTTCAGAAGAGAGCCATTTTGCTGCTTGTTCTTCAGCATCCTTTTCACTCTTACCACGAAATTGTTGTATGTTAGCAAGTGCAGAAGGAAAGCTACTGATAATACCTTGTTTAGCAATACCAGTTATGTTTTGGTATTTAGGATTAGAAGCAATCGAAATAATAGCATCTGCTGCGTCTTCCATTTGTCTTGATTTTTCTGCGTTATCAATCATGGCCGCCTGACGATCACCCGCTTTTTCAGCTCCACGAGTTTTTTCAGCTTTGAGTGCATCAATAATTGCCATTTGTCTTGCATTTTCTCTAGCAACCCATTGTTTCTCTTCTTCTGGGCCCGAGAACTGAGGACGAACCGGAGCTGTTGTTGCCTGTAATTCCGCACGTTGACCTGGAATAGTTGTTTGTGGTGGGGTTACTGTAGGTTTAGCTACTGCAGCTGGTGCGTTAGTTCTAGCTCCCGGTAATTCCCAATGGTTAGGATCTTTTTGTGGGAATGGTTGAATAAACCCGGCGGCTCTTGCAGCTGCGTAATCTTTAGGCTCAATATCAATTGCATTACCAAACTCATGCTGACTAGTTCCTGGAGCTGCAACAGGTGGTCCTTTGTAGCCAGGTTGCAAACTTGCTTGTTTTAAATCAGTTTGTTTGGCAATATCACGATCACCACTAATAATAGGTATGTTAAGATCTGTGGCAGTTTTAACTGCAGTTCCCGGCATTGTAGGAGCAGCAGTGGTAGTAGTTGGTGCAGCGTTTTGTTGTGACCATAAAGCTTTTGCAGCTTTACGATCAGCTTCATTAACGGTGATAGGTAGTTCGCCAGTAGCTTTGTACGCATTGGCTTCGTTAGTAGAAATGTGTAAAGTCTTGTTAAGCGGACCAAACCAAGTATCTTCTTGTTTGTTAGCTGGCGCATCAAATTGTGATTTAGCAGAATAGCCAAAATGTGTTTTAGCCGCTTCACGTAAAATTGCTTCTTTAGTGGTATAATCCCAATCTTGTGTATTAGCTAACTGAAGTTTAACATCTGGATCATTTAAAATACTAGATTGTTGTGAAGGGGTTCCCTTAACACCCGGAATGGTTCCAGTGCCAGACATTAAGTTTTCAAAACGCTTTTTAGATATTTCGTTTTGTTCTGCAGATGCTTTGTAGCTTGCAATGGTGTTTTGCATACCTAACAATTGTTGCTGTTCTAAAAGCTTTTGACGATCACGTTCAGCAGTTGCACCAGCGCCTTGGCCGACAGCTAGCGCATCTTTAAAACCGCCCATAAGCGTTGGCAAAAAGCCAGTACGCTCACCCATCATTTTTTGCATGTTAGCTACAAGCTCTGCAGTTTGAGCCGGGCTAAGTGGCACAGTACCAGCAACGCTTGGCATACCCGGTGCAGTTGTGGGTTTTACCTGAACCGTACCACCACTTAAACTATCTAATCCTGGTTGATTATCTTCTAGCATAATTTATTCCTATTAACCTGCACCGTAAGCATTAGGGTCATAAATAGATCCAGATTGGTTTGAATCTGTTGAAACGTTACCTGTATTTGGATCTATTGTTGCGTTTATAGCATTAGCCCCACCGGAAGACACGCTACCGCTAGTGTCAATTAACGTTCCGTCCGGTTTATATGTTTGACCATTATAGATGTAGTTTCCACTTTGGTTAGGGTCTAAAGTGGCGCCAGTTGGAACACCACTTGGCAATGCTCCGCTTGTTGCGCTACCGGCTACTAACTTATCCAAACCTAAAGACTGTAGAAGGCTCTTACCGGCTGCAGTATTGTTTAACGCAGATAAACCACCATTGAATGCAGTGCCAAGCTGAGTAGCAGCTTGCAGCGCAGAGTTTTGAGTTTGTTGTGATGCAGTAGTTGGTGCGTTTACTGAGTTTACTAAGTTGGCGTAATTAGTTACACCTTGGAACGGGGCGTTCATCTGCGCCGCGCCGGTGGTTAGGCCAGAAGTAATACCCTGTGCACCCACGTTACCCAAACCAGTGGCCGCAGAAACACCGGTCTGCTGGTTTTGTAACGCGGACTGCATTTGTTGAGCTTGTAAGTTAGCGAGGGCTTGTGTCTTAGCGGTGTCAACCGCTGTTTGGCCACGTAGGCTACCAAAGTTACCCGAGCCAATTGCTGCACCTTCTGCGCCTGAGGTAAGCGAGGGCAGCATGGTGTTTAGTTGGTTTTGCTGAGCAGAAAACAAACCACCTAAGGCAGTGTTGGTGTTTGGTGTTACGGCGCCAGTAGTCGGGTCAGTAATCCAAGGATTAGCAGCTCCTTGAGCAATCGTGTTTAGTGTTCCCTGAGACTGCGTAAATGGATTAGCAGCACCTTGCAGGGTGTTAACCGCGCCCTGAGCAGCAGTGTTCTGAAACTGTGGTGCGGCTTGCTGCGCAGTACCAGCTTGGTTAATAATATTTTGTTGGGCTGTGTCGTACCAACTTGGCAGTGTGGTCTGAGTAACCGCAGTGCTTTGTAGTGCGTTGTTTAATCCAGAAGATCCAGTTGTTGCCATTATGCTCTCGCTTTTCTTTTTGCTTCTAATAGATAACCCAACGCGCCCTTGCTGTCGGGTGGTAGATGTTTAGCGTCTGCCTTACGCTTGTGCTCTCTGATAGTCTTTAAAAACTCGTCTAGTACCTTGGCGCCACTATCGTTGCTGCCGTTACCCAGTGATGATACCACATCAGCGGGAATAACAAACTCACCGTTTGCTAGCATCGCTGGAATAGAGTCGCTAGTACCGTCTCCGTCACCAGTTACGTAGCGGTGATGGATGGCGTTCAATCCACCCTCGCTAAAGAATTGTGGGTTGTGCCCCTCTGGTAGCGTGCGGTCTTCAAAAGCCATTTCGCCACCAGTTGCTAAGTGTGGTGCGACGGCTAGCTGTGCTCCGTGCAGACCAAACAGGTTAGAGTGTCCAACGTGTTGGCCCTTCATTAAGCCTTGAGCCGCAGGAAAGCCACCCTCAGCCATGTGCATTAGTCCGCCCTCTTTAGCGTTTTGAATTTCGGCTAAAGACTGTGGATTGTACGTGGGTTGTTGATACGTTTCTACCGGTATATCATACCTTGACGCCAACGGTGAGGCGATCTGCGTACCCTTAATTGTCTTAGCTGTTGGCAACGGGATGCCTCCTAATGTTGGTGTTGTTCCTAATAATCCTAATCCAGTTAATCCTGCCGCTGTACCAGCCACCGTTCCTGTCGATGTGCCGGTGCTAGTACTAGCTGGTGTACTAGCTGGTGTACTAGCTGGTGTACTAGCTGGTGTACTAGCTGGTGTACTAGCTGGTGTACTAGCTGGTGTACTAGCTGGTGTACTAGCTGGTGTACTAGCT